AAACTATTATGTCGACTGACTAGGCAGACGGTATAGAGACGACATAATCAAAGCTATACAAAGGAGAAAATTATGGCAAATACAACTTTTTCGGGACCGGTACGATCGGAGAACGGTTTTATTGGAGCAACGAAAAACTCAACAACTGGAGCTTTTACAAATAACTTCCAAATAGATTCATCTGGAAACTATGTAGGAACTCTTATGATTGGTCAAGGAATTACTAACGTACCTTGTGCAGCAACTGCTGGAACAAACGAAGTTGAATTCTCACAACCAAATAACTCAGTAATAACTTCAATTCAAATAGTTTGTACATCTGCACCAACTGTTGCTTCAGGTGACATTGGTTTTAAAGTTGGAACAGCTACAGGTGGAGCACAATTAGTTGCTGCTATCACTGATCAAATTCTTGATGCTGGAACAACTGTACCTGCAGGTGCTCACTATCCTACAACTCTTTTAGATACGACTGGAAGCGATGCTTCTCCAGCTGCATCTCCAAGAGCAAATGTTAGTGGTGCTGCTAGAAGTATTTTCTGTCAGATCACTACAACAACAAACGCATCTGCTGTTGGTAATTTTGCATTTATTATAAATTACAAACAATTTGCGTAATAATTAATTAGTGGCTCCTTCGGGAGCCACGAACTAGGAGAACACATGAGTTTTAAAAGTGATATACAAGCAACAAGATCTGTCGCCGCAGCAGGTACAGATGCAATTATAGCTCAACCAGTAAGATTACGAGGAATTATAATTGCTTCAGACGGTACAGGAGCTGGAACTTTAGAACTTACAACTACATCAAGCTCTGGAACAACTTTGTTTCAAGGTGATGTACCATCTGGAGATGTAATTAATTTTAATTTTCCTGAAGATGGAATTCTTTTTCCAAAAGGAGTTTTTTGTAAGACAAAAACTAAAGTGACTGCTTATACTTTGCTAACAGATAAGTATTCAGGACCTGGATTAACAACATAGGTAAAAGATGGATTACTATGCTGACTTAGGTATAGAGATCGATGGTTTCGCTAAAGGTGGAATGCCTGCAAAAAATAAAAGAAACTTTAGATCTACAAAATCAGGTGCAGGTATGACTGCAGCAGGAGTTCGTGCATATAGACGAATGAATCCTGGTTCTAAACTTAAGACAGCTGTAACTGGTAAAGTAAAAAAAGGTTCAAAAGCTGCAAAAAGAAGAGCTTCTTATTGTAGAAGATCAAGAGGACAAATGAAGATGCATAATATTAACTGTAGTAAAACTCCAGATAAGAGAATATGTGCAGCAAGAAGAAGATGGAAATGTTAAATATATTAAAAAAACTTTTAGGTATTGATAAATTAGAGTATAAAATTAGAATATTAGAAAGAAAAAATTATTGGAGAGAAAAATACAAACATGTCTTACCTGAACGCAAATCTACCACCAATATACTGCAAAATTAGAAAGGAGTATCTTTATGACCTTAAAAAACATCACGGAGAAAGTGAAGACTGTGTTATCTTCGGTCTTACATCAATATCAGGGCGTGCGCTCTTGTTTAATATCATGTTACCAAACGGTGCGTGTTACTGGCGTCTCCCTATATCAGCGTTTTATCAAAAATCTTTTAATAGATCCGATGTGCCGAATATGCAAACGCATGAATTGGAATTGTGGAATTGTTTTAGCTATTGGCCTAGTGTTACTTGTTTTGATTGGCTGGATGGTGTAAAGGGCAAATACTTAGGCTTAGATAAAAAATTTTATCATGGTAAATATTTATTTACGATTGATTGGGCACATCCAGATGTTAATATATTGGATACAGAACACTCTGAAATTCCTCAAGAACATAAGTGTGCGCATATATTGGAGCTTGATAACGGCAATTATGCAGCTCAGCCTAATAATCGTCTTTTGTGGCACATTAATAGCTATACTACTGATAACAGTTGGCCTGACTATAAAGTCCAAAATACTTATTGGGATGCAGAAGATACGAACTATGTAACCGAGGATAGTGACAACATGTTTTACGAGATGTATGATAAAAAAGATGAGTAATAAACCTTTAAACATATCTGAGTCCGCTGCCGTGCAGATGCCGATGAAAACGGTAGCCTCGCTAATTTTGCTCGTCGCAGCTGGCGTCTTCGCATACACGGAGCTGACGGCCAGGTTGGTATCGTTAGAGACATCACGTGAGCTGTTTGAAAATGATTTGTTAAAGAAGTCCGAACAGGTGCCCGTAGATCAGGAGCAACATTTTTTACTCGAAGATTTGTACAAGTCTGTTGAAAAAATGGAAAAAACTCAAGAGATGAATATGACAAACAAAGTTAATATAGAATTTTTAAGTGAACAATTAGATAAGGCATTAAAAGATATAGAAGAATTAAAAGATAAGGTAAGAGAAAATGGCAACGGGAAGAATTACTAGACAAGTGGTACAATATATTTCTGACATGGAAAAGAAAGCAAAGCAAATGAACTTTGTTAAAAATTTAAAACAGTCTGTTGAACACGGCAAGAACGGCACACAAAAATATGTTGTTAAAAAAGGTGAAAACAAAGGTAAAATTTTATGACAGAGTTAGTTGTAGCCCTACTTATGATTGTACAAGGAGAGATTAAGGAGGCCCGTATTCAAACGTCAATGTCTGAATGCCTCAAAGGAGCACGTGTAGCTAAGCGTCAATTAAAACCTGATGGACATGTTAAGTATCAGTGTATAAAGTCTATGGCAGAACTAGAGTCGAATATTGACGGAAGTATATCAATAAAAAAATTAATATTGGAGTGATTATGAATCTTTCACGAAATTTTACTTTATCAGAATTAATTAAATCAGATACTGCAATACGTAAGGGCATTAACAATAATCCTAATGCAGAGCAAATAGAAAAACTTAAAGCATTGTGTGAAAATATTTTACAGCCGGTACGTGACCATTTTGGCAGGGTTAAAATTACAAGCGGTTTCCGTAGCGTAGAATTGTGTGAAGCCATCGGCAGCTCAAGCAGGTCGCAGCATGCAAAAGCTGAGGCGGCCGATTTTGAATGTATTGGCGTAGATAACGCTGAACTTTTTGATTGGATAAAAAATAACCTTTCACCAGATCAATTGATCCTTGAGTTTTACACTCCTGGAGAACCCAATTCAGGCTGGATTCACTGCTCGTGGATTGAGGGGACACCAAGAGCATCCTACTTGCATGCTTACAAATCAGAGGGTAAAACAAAATATAAACCAATATTAGGTAGTGCAAAGGAGATAGTATAATGGCAATTAGTAGAGCCTCAATGGCAAAACAAGTAGAAGGACAAATGCGTGGCGCAAAAGATGAAAAGAAAAAGAAAAAAGAAAAACTATACGCCAAAAAATCCAATAAAAAGAATCCTCTTGCTAGGACATTTACTGTTTAAGCCTAAAGTGATACAATCTAAGAAGTTGTACAACCGAAAGAGGCTTAAAGACAATGACAAAACTATGTGCTAGAGGCAAGGCTGCAGCCAAAAGAAAATTTAAAGTATATCCCAGTGCATATGCTAATGCATATGCTAGTAAAATTTGTGCAGGTAAAATTAAAGATCCATCGGGTGTAAAAAGAAAAGACTTCAAAGGACCTAAACCTGCGAATAAAGGTTTACATGCGCAAACAAAAAAGAAAGCAAAATTTAAAGAAGGTAAATACGAAAGAGATGGAATGTATTTTAAATATCCGCAAAAAAAAGGAACTTTTAATACAGGTAACCCACCAATTGCAATGGATGCAAATAAGGGTGCCGAAGTAAAAATTAAAAAAGTTGCAAAAGGATTACACAAAGCATCTGCATTACATAAGAAACAAGCAAAGACATTAGAATCAATTAAAGCTTATCAAGGTAAATTTATTAAGCATGACTCTGCAGGCATCAAGATGTCCAATGAGAGCTTAGTCAATTACTACGGCGATTTGTTAAAATGAGTGAACGAGGTACTTGTTGGGAAGGTTATGTCCAAAAGGGCATGAAGAAAAAAGGTAACCGTATGGTTCCTAATTGTGTTCCAGCAGGTGGTATGAAAAGTGGAGGACTTAAAAAATGGTTTTCAGAGAAATGGGTAGATATTGGAAGCAAACGAAAAGATGGTTCGTACGCACCTTGTGGTCGTTCAAAATTAGCATCGGACAAAAAACGGAAGTATCCAAAGTGCGTCCCTGCTGCAAAAGCGGCAAGGATGACAGACTCACAGAAGCGGAGTGCCGTTGTGAGGAAAAGAAGTAAAACTCAAGGAGTTGGTGGAAAACCAACAAATGTAAAGACTTTTGCATCTAAAGGTGCGTTTACTAAATTATACTATGGTGGTATGATAGATTATTAAGGAGGAATTATGGACGAGGCATTAGAATACAAAAAATATTTAAAAGCATTAAAAGAAATGACTAAAAAAAAGAACTCTAATACTTCTGATTTTATTAAAAGAAGAAAACTATTAGCTGGTTCTAAAATTTTTAAAATGTCTGAAGGTGGTATCTGTAGAGGAATGGGTGCTGCTGTTAAAGGCGGAAAATTTAAAGGAGTAATGTAATGAAAAACGGAAGAATAAAAGTACACACTAGAATGGGTGGTGGAGCTATGAATAAACCTATTGGTTATAGTAAAGGAATGTCGACAAAAAAAGATAATCCTAGAGATATAAGAAAAGTAGAAGAAAAAATTGGATCATCAAAAAGTTCTAATAGAGAAAAGAAAATAATGGCAAAAACAGGTAAATTAATTGGTAAACAAAAAAATCTACCAAGACATTTACAAGAAAAAATATTAGCGTAAGGATGCAATGGCTAGTTCAGGAACTACAAGTTTTAACTTATCAATTGATGAGGTTATTGAAGAGTCTTACGAAAGATGTGGTGTAAGGACTAATTCTGGTAATGATATTAAATCTGCTAGAAGAAGTTTAAATCTTTTATTTTCTGAATGGGGTAACAGAGGTATTAATCTTTGGAAGGTTAAATCAAAAACAGAAACTCTAGTAAACAATCAAGTTACTTATAATACTCCAAGTGATTGTAATGATGTGCTTGAAGCTGTGGTAACAGTATCAGGTGGTAATCAACAAACCTTAACTAAAGTATCAAGATCTGAGTACATTGCTATTCCTAACAAGACTCAGGCGGGTACACCTTCTCAGTATTATGTTGATAGACAAATCACTCCAACCATAAGTTTATATCTAGCTCCTGATACAAGCGCAGTCACTAATATATTTTATTATTATCTAGCAAGAATTGAAGATGCAGGTGCTTACACAAACACAGCAGACATGCCTTTTAGATTTTTTCCATGTATGGTTTCTGGATTGGCTTTTTACTTATCTCAAAAAATTGCACCTGATAGAATACAAGCTTTAAAACTTTTATATGAAGATGAACTGAAAAGAGCGTTAGAAGAAGATGGACAAAGGACATCTGTTTATATTTCCCCTAATGTTTATTACCCACAAGGATAATTATGGCATACGCAAGAGGAAAATTCGCTAAGTCAATATCTGACAGATCAGGACAAGAATTTCCATATAGAGAAATGGTTAAAGAGTGGAATGGATCATTAGTTCATATATCTGAATTTGAAAAGAAACACCCACAATTAGATCCAAAACCACACAGAGCTGATCCTGTAGCATTATATAATTCTAGACCACAGAGAGCTGCGCCTGTCGTAGTTTATCTTGATCCTGCTCTTTGGCCAGGACAATTTACATCTGATGGTATGCGACCCTCTATAGATGCTAATGAAGAAAACAACAAAAGACGGTTACAGTCAACAATAGGGAGTGTTACAATAAATATATCATGACGTTTGCTGAATTATTACAAAAGGTAAGAGATTATACAGAAGTTGGAAGTTCTGTTCTTACTGATTCTATTTTACAATCAATGATTAGAGATGCTGAACTTCGTATTTTTAGGGAAGTTGATGCAGATTATACTAGAGAATATGCAACAGCAAACTTAAATATTAATTCACCTTATTTAATTTTACCAAGCTCTCCTGCAACTACAGCTTCAAGAACTTCAATAATTGTTAGATCAATTTATGTATTAGATACTACTCAATCACCTTCAGAAAAAAAATATCTGGACAAAAGAGATACAAGTTTTATTTTTGAATTTAATTCTACACAAGCTACAGGAGTACCAAAATATTATGCTAATTGGAAAGAAACTACACTAATTATGGCACCTACTCCAGATGCTCAGTATGAAGTGCAATTAAGTTATATATATTCACCAGATGAGTTAAGCTCTACAAATACAGAAACTTATGTGTCAAAAAATGCTCCTGACCTACTATTTAATGCAGTAATGGTACAAGCCTATGAGTTTTTAAAAGGACCGATGGATATGTACAAAATCTATTCAGACAAGTATAATGTATCCATACAAAGTTTTGCGTTGGAGCAAATGGGCAGAAGACGTAGAGACGAGTACACGGATGGAGTGCCAAGGGTTAAAATACCTTCACCTTCACCGAATAATTAAAATTTATAAGGAGAAATTAACATGGCAATTACACAAGCAGTTTGCAATAGTTTTAAGAAAGAAATTTTAGAGGGAGTTCACGATTTAGAAAATGGTGGTGATGTTTTTAAATTAGCATTATATAAATCAACTGCAACATTAAGTGCAGCAACTACAGCTTATATTACAGGCGGAGAAGTTAGTGCTTCTGGTCAGTATGCAGCAAAAGGTGGAACTCTTGCTTCACAACAAACTTCATTAGCAACAGGCGGAGTCGCAATTGTGGACTTTGCAGATTT